CGAATATGTTTTTCTAGGTTTCTCTTGTCAATCCCCGCAGCAAGCTTTGATGGAATACCTTCCATGAACGATTTACGAAACTCTTCAAGAAAGTCATAGATGGTATTATCGATGTCAGCATAGGCCAACAGTTGTTGAATATTCTGTACAGGATTTGCACGATACCGTGTAACTGTTCCAGACGCACCGGAGGTTGCACCAGTTATAGTTTCACCAGTTTCGAACAACTGTTGAGAAGATATAAACAGTCTTGGGTTTTCATTACCAAGGTCTTCAACAAGAACAGTAGCAGTTGCATTGGTTGTACCGCCCCTGATTGTCTCACCTTCAGCAAACTTACCTGTTGAACCAGAACCAATTTCTGTAACAACAAGAGTTCCATCTTCACCAAGAAGGTTGGTAGATGTCTCAACCTCTAATAGAATGTTGTCGATGTTAACATCAACTCTAAGTTCACCAGCTTCAAGAAACTGATAATAGTGTTTTAAAAATCGAGAAAACTTCGGATGGTCCTCAGCAATGAAGTCAGGTAATTGACCATCAATTTGGCTACTGAGTTTATTTTCTAGGGTTGGGGTCCAAGACATGTCAAAAGGAGGCATGATTAATAACTCGACGTTGATGCGATACTAGGGGTTGTAGTAAATGTAGAACTACCACCTCCGCTATTAACTGCAATGGTATCTTGATTACCACCAATTGTTGTGTTAAGTGTATCAATCTCAAGTATCTGATTTCTCTTACCCACAATATCAGTAGACGATGGAACAGCAGTAAATCTAATTGCAGATGATATATTACCATCCACATTAGATACTGTAGTTATGAAGACAGGACTTACTGACAACACACCAGTTGCATAATCAACAGTTCCAGCAGTAGATGAAAAATATGTTCTAACACCACTCACCAAATAGTAAATGCGAAGATTGCCCGCACCATCGTCATCAAAGAACATCTCGTTTGTATTACCAGAGACGAAGAATCCTGTTGATGCAATAACACCACCAGATGCAGAGTTGTGGCCAGAGTGTGGATTGTATAGTGCATTCCCAAAGTTAACCGTAAACGAATATGAACCAACAGTATTTGGTGTGTAGAGAGAACCCAAAGACACTGTAGTAATATTACTAAGTATCGACGGGTCTGCATCATCAACCAAGCCTGTAAACTGAGAGTGACGGAACACTGAACTGAAAACCTTTAGATTGTCATTATTAAACGAGGTCACAGTTTTACTAACTAAGGACTCAATTGTTTCCTTTGAACTAGATGTTGCATTAGTATCATACTTAAAATTAACATTGAGAATTATATTAAGTGTTTCTGGGTCAACAACCACAGGAGTAATAGAGGCCACAGTAAACGGTGCCAAATCGGTTACTAACTGAGCCTTCTGGACTTCATTCAGATTTAGTCCTGTCGTTGACTTGACACTAATGAATACTTTACCATACTCTGCAATGTCTGACACACCAGAAACATCGTTGAACGAACCATCCTCTCCACCCCAGACAGAAACTGCTTGAGTGTTTGCGAACAACTGTTTAACATATGTCTTGTAATCTTCTGTTGTAACACACCTTCCCTGTGATGCATAATCTAGTGGTGCGTTGTACTTGATAGACTCAATACTCTCTGGTTCTGATCCACCAGCAGAATTAGAGACAGTAACAACATTAACACTATTGACTGTATCGATTGCAGTAGAAGAGGTAAATGTGCTTGCACCGTTGGCTGCGCCCTTGTTGGTCACAACATATTGCATAATAATAATGTTACCATCTTCTATCGCAGAACCCAGAATACCATCACCAAAATAAATTTCATACTGACCACCCTCAACCTCTTGAATAAAATATACATTCGATGTAGAGGTTAGTCCAGAAATATCTGTTGCTTGAGTAAAGGTTGTCTGTGTGGTATCCGTTGCAGAGTTTTGAACTACAACCGAAAGAGTTGTTGTGTCTGCACGATCATCATTGATTAGAAATCTTTGTTCAACATTCTGAGTGTCAGCAACGTATCGACTTGAAACATAACTCCCCTCATAAATTCTAACATCATTAAAGACAATGTTTGAACCACTATTAAATGCAGTCACATCAGCTATAGTTACAAACTGATAAGATTCATCATCAACACTAGCACTGAACACCGTTCCTGCTGGCATAGTTGCACTTGCATTCGTTGTGTTAAGAAAAATGTCAACAACCGCGTTAGATGCTGTTGCAGAACGAGTGGTGTATCCCAAGGTCTTTGCATGAGAAACCACACTTGACCTCAGTTGAGAAGAGTCAAGGAACATCTCGTTTGCAAGCATGTTCGCATTGAAACCAAGATAGTGCGTATTGTATGCAAGAACATCCAAAAGAGCAGACAGACCAGAACCTTCGAAGTCATAGTCCTTAAACTCTGTCTGATTTCGCATGAAAAGTTTTAGGTTATCCTTAACCTCATCAAAATCAAATTCTGTTACACTGAGTCGTTGTCTGTTTGCTGCCATTATCGTAATCTCTCTAATAGAACTTCCATGTTCACAAGCTCTGTGGGTGCGTTGACAACATAAAACTCAATTGTAACATTATATGCATTGTTATCAAGATTGGGTATAGCTCTAACTCCAACGAGTCTAGCCCTTGGTTCAAAGTTTTCAATCACCTCTTCTATCTTCATGGTAAGAACATATGCGGTGATAGGAGTCATAGGCTCAAATAGAATGTCTCTCACACCAGAACCAATTTCGGGATGAAAAGGTTTTTCATAGAAGTTTGTTAGAACAAGATTTCTAACAGATCGTTTGACTGCCGTAAAATCTGTCACCCTGTTGATATCGTTTGTTCCCGATTTAGGACCAAAAAACAAATCTATATCGGAATACAGTTGAGCAGCGCGTTCTTGTCCCTGATATGTACCGTCAGTATATGCGTCTTTAGCGCCCATGAGCATTCCTCTTTAGTATTATTTATACATTTTCTGATGTATTATGTTTCATAATAAACTTATTATTAAACTTCCAAACGTCTTTTGCATTGACTCGAAGAAATCGTTTGTTTGTCTCATTTGTATTTGGGTTAGGAATAGTCACCATGACATTCTTACCCCTCTTAAAAGCATCAATCTGATTATTCAACCGTGCAAGATCATTCTGCATGTAATCTCTACGAAGTGCTTTACTCACATCCTTGTTTACGTTATTGCGTTCACCCTTTGATGTTTGTGTAGCCCTTGATTTTTTCTTTCCCATAATATAACTCCTTTATGTGTGTTTGTATTTATGTCTTTACGTCAGGATCATAATTGCTTTGATAATCATAACTAATAATCAAAGCATACCCTTTGAACTTTTTGTTATAGTTTCTGCCGTTGTTCAAGTATCCACTTCGATTTCTATATAAACCAAGGCCTGATCGGGGGTGTATATTCTCCTTAATGACACCACCTTTAGGGCCCGGCAATTTGTATGTTGCTACAGCTTTAACATTGCCGGGGTGATTTGATTTGGGTATAGCATCTGGGCTTACAATTCTAACACTACCATCCACTGGATTAATAAATGGTGAGAACCCATCAGCATCCAAACCCCTATCTACAATTTCTATCATATGTGGTCCATACCTACTTTCATAATATGGTGGTCTTTTTTCTTTTTTCCAAGCTTGCCTCGTAGCTCTCACAAGACTAGCTTCAACCTCAGTTCCCAGTTGAATCAAATCACCTTCTGGTTCTACAAGAATACCAAGAGCACTGATATCAGCGTCAGTCGGATGAATTATTACACGCCGAATACTAGAAGGATGATGTTTTAAATTTTTGATTATTATTGATTCTCCAGAAATTTCTAATTGATCAATTTTTAACTTTTCTGTTTTACGCATCATTTTACGCACAAAACCAGTTGACTTTGGAGATGCAACATTAGATTGTGTATTGTCTGTTGTCACCGTCACAACAGTTTCTTTAACAGATATTTTCTTTGTTTCTGTTGCAACAACATATGAACCCGTATCTTCTGTTGGTGGAGTTTTAGTAACCACATAAGATTCCGTCTTTGTTTTTATCTCTACAACCTTTGTCTCTACAGCAGGGTTCTGTTTTACCACAGATGAAACTTCAGTTACGGCAGGAACAGCTGCTTGTTTTGGTGCGATAGGTTTTTGTTCTGCCGGT